ACCTTCTAGGTCGGTCGGCATGATCAGGGGTAGTACCGGGTAGTCAGTCATCTTGGTTTTGTCCCTTGTCTTTGAGGCCGTTACTGGCCAGTAATCCTGTCAACGCACCAGCCAAAACCAGTAGAACGCTGGAGAGCACTTCCCACGCTTTGGAGTCGTTGGGTGACACTTCCAAGGGCTGTACGACGAACGCGAGTGAGTAGAGGATCATTCCGATACTCATAATGAATGTCAGCGACAATGCAAATCCGACCATAAGTACCAGGCGCGCTTTAATTTCGGAGTTGGTGTATTTCTTCACGGTGTGGTTGCTCCTGTTGAGGTGTCACATCTGGGCGCTGTGGGTTGGGTTTCGCAGTTGTTTCGAGTGCGGTCGCTACACCCTGTGACGACGAACATGAGGACGACTGCAAGAGCTGCGATCACGGCGAGCGTTTTCATGGTGTATCGGGAAAGTCGGCTTCGGGTCCTGCGGTCCATGTTGCTGGGAAGTCTCTAAGGGCTTGGCGGTAGGTCGCCCACGCTTCACGGTCTACGGGTGCGTCTGCAACTTGTGTCCAATCGGACTGTGCAAGAAGTTCGTTTCTTTTTGCTCGCATCAAATAATTAAACTCAATGCCGACAGGATTTTCAAGGCTAATTTTCATGACGGTCCACAATCCTCAATCATAAAAACACACGGGTTTGTACCTGACGCATTTATTAGACCGTTCAGATTTTCCACTTGTTGACGAAGTTTTAATGTTTGTGAACCAGCAGTCAAGTTAGTGAAATAGGTAAAACCTGACAAGTTAAAATAACCGACACCAGAAATTAAAGCTGTGTTGTAAACAGAACCGAAAATAGTGTTGGAACTATTAGTTAGGTACATGGCCGCCCAACCGTTTGTAGTTGATTTGTAACCGCTGGCAGTCCATGACGCTTTATAGGTTCGGTTTGCTACTGCTGTGAAAGTGATTGACATTCCAGTTACATCGGCGACGGCTGTGGTCATCGCAACGTCGCCTGCGGTGCGGTACACGGCACCCATCACCCCTCGAGGAAAACGGTTTTGTTGTGCCGCTGTCAGGACTGCGCCCGACGAAAAATCTGTGTTTGGGTTAATAGCCATAATTCTCCTTTATGCGACTCGACTGCTGTCAAGTATCCCTAAATAAGTGTCGTCCAAAATAAAACTTTGATACTGGTATGCGGGCAACAAACCTAACGTTACTTGACAATCCGACGGTGTAGCCGAAATACGGCGACTAGCAATAACCGACATTTTGGTTTGCTGAGCGCACCCGGTCGGCGTATAGGTCAACTGGACTGGTTGCCACATCACCGACTCAATGTTAAGGATCTTGTTCCAAAACGGTTCGGCGGCGTCAGCAGCTGCCGATTGAACCATTTTAGAACTAAGCGTCAGTTCTTGAGGGGCAAAAGTTATTTCACCAAAACGGTTGATCCACGAATTGTTTGTGTTTTGTTGCGTAACGCCACTATCTAACGTAAAAAACCCTGCTTGAGTGTAAGACCTAAACCGTTGACCATATTTTGTGGTACTAGTTAAGTTAAAACTTGTAATTGTATTTCCATTAGACACGTTAGTTGTGGTCACATAGTTAGTAAGTTGGTCCTCGTCGTAACCAGTAACAAGATCACCAATAGGCAGTTGTGTCCCCGAGACAGTTTTGTCTTTAAAAAGAAAAGTTGTCCTGTTCGCAGCGTTTCGAGTCATGGTGTAATCAATAAGTTGATAATTAAAATCAGGGTTTGTCAAAGTGATTGTTGTAGGAATAACCATGGACGGCCCAATTGCGGTAACTATTAATTGTGTTGAAGATTTGCAACTATTTCCAATATTAGGTTGATTGCAAGAAACTGAAAAATTGTCGTTTAACAACGTAGGAACAGTTGAGTAACTTGTATTGGTGCCGCCAAGTGTTGGCATTTTGGCAGGGTTTGCAGCTATCCCATTTTCATATATAAAGTCAATTGTTAAAGAGGCATTAAAACCAATGCTTGTGGTATCTACAGGAGCCGAACTACCACCAGCGGTAAAAGCGTCAACAAACGAAATAGTCACATACGAATTGATACCGTTGTCGTCTAACGCAAAAGTGTCAACGATCCCGTGAAACAGTTTGAAACTGGTAGGCACACCGCCAACCGTTGTAGTGCCGTTAATTAGTACGGCCTGATTAAACCAGTCAACCGACCCGTATGTGCCACCGCCACCCGGTGTAAAAGACCCCGTGAAGTTTTTTATGAGCATTGAGCCATTACTGGTACCGATCTCAGCCAACGAAACCTGCGTGTTCACATTGAACGACATGACTTCAGACGTGATGTCATATGAAGCGCCAAGGTTGCCAATCGTGATCGTAAAAGCGGTCGTAATAGCCATTTAGAACCTTGCGCCTGTCGTGGTCTGTAATGGGATCGCACCGTTTTGTCGAGCATATTTTTGGATTGCTCGCACCACTGCGTCAGGGTCGCCACCGTTGACATTGACCGTGATCGTGTTGCCACCGCCACCCATCGCGTGGCTCGGAGTGATGTTCCCAGACGACGACGGTGTGAACAACTCTGGCCCGCGCTCACCCACAAGGTAAGTCGAGCCACCAGCCACGGGACCACCATTAGCACGCTTGCCAGCAACTATGCCGACACCAAAACCGAGGTCAACACCGTAACCAGTTTTAAGATTTTTGAGGTACCCAGCAGCTGCTATTAGATCGCCACTGTCAACAAAGATCTTGAGTTTGTTTTGCTCGCCAAATGTGAGGTCCAACTCTGTCGCAAGAATTGCTAAACGGTCAATGGCGTCTTTCTGTGCAGCGTTAAAATTACGAACCTGTTCAGCAGTTCCACCGAACGCCTCAACGCCTGCAATAAAAACTTTTTCCAATGATTCCTCAAGAAGGTCAAACGCTTCTCGAATGTCAAGGGTGCCAAGTAACGTTTGCCAGTCTGTAGTTAACGTAGTGACAACTTCTTCTTGTTCGTCAAGTGCCTCATTAATACCTTCAATGGCGTCAATTCGACTTCGGGAATAACTGGTGTACTTGTCCATTTCGGCGTTAACGCCAGCGATTTTTTCTTCAAGCAACCCTGATCGACCGTCACCACGAGCAAAGAACCCACCTGTAGAAAGATGCAACAAAGGATCAGGAATCTTGCCGACTGTGTCACTAATTTTTTCAGCAATTTCTAAAATATCAACTAAAATTGGAACAAGAAATTTGCCAACCTCTAAAGTAACAGCCTCAAATTTGTCTTTAAGATCGTCTACTGCGTCGCGGTAATCCTTAGCGTTTTTTAAATCTTCTTCGCTAATAACTTTTGAACCCGAAACACTGTCAAGAGACTTTCGGAGATCGTCCGCGCCCATCTCAATAAGTTCGGCCATCCCCTGCCAGCCTTTGCCAAGAAGCTGCGCGGCGACTGTTGCTTTTTCGGCTGGGTCCTTAATGTCCTTAATTCGTTGGATCGTGTTTAAGAATGTTTCGTTGACGTCTAATGAACCGTCGTTAAGATACACGAGGTCTACGCCAAGGTTTCGCACTTTGTCCGGGTTAGCACCGATTGTTTTGTTGAGTCGTCCGATAGCGCCCTCGAGGGCATCAACTGGGACACCAATGTCCCCAGCGGCTTCTATGTAACGTGACGCGTCCTCAACGGCAAGACCTGTAGCGTCACCAAATTTTCCTGCCGCTAATGCGAGGTCTTGAAAGTCGCCAATTGCTTTAAGAGCAAACTTCCCTAAAGCGGCACCAGCCGCAATCCCAAAAGTAGCGGCGTTAGCGGCGACGGCGTCTAAAGCGACTTTGGAGCCAGCCTTAAACTTGCCCATCCCACCCTCGGCGTCAGCAACGGCAGTCTTAAAATTACCGAAAGCGGCTTTAGCGGCTTTAATTCCTGAGTCTGAGAACTCGGTAAGAATCGGAATGTTAATTGCCATTAGCGGTTCACCTTCATCAATTCTTTGTTCGCTTCAAAGATTACCTCTTTGATAACAGGCTCTAAGGCTTTTTGAAAGTCTGGAATTGCTTTCTCGCCACCAGCCCACACCATGCGCGACGGACCGCGACCAATTTTGTCCGTAAGAACCCCAGAAAAGTTTGGACGAGCACGCGGACCACTACGGCTTCTATTGCCACTTTTGCCAGCCATATCTGCGATCGCGAGTGCTGCACCTTTTGTTCCAACGGTAATTGTTCCAATCGTTTCATATTGTGCACCTTTAGTGATGTTGCGTTTGCGTGCTTTTCGAGTGTTCG